TCTCACGCAGAGATTTTTTCCTCTGCTCAAATTTTGCAGTGCGAACCAAGGCTGATTTTCACCCATGACCGACGAAAAGACGCCCGTCGATTGGGCGGCGATCAAGCGCGACTATACTGAGACCAGCCGCAGTATTCGGGAGATTGCTGGATGGTTCCAGATTTCGGACACGGCCATTCGCAAGCGCGCCAGGGCTGAAGGCTGGGAAAGGCCCGCAAAATCGGATGGTTCGCAGGTGCAAACCGCCGCGAACCCGCCTGCTGTCGAGGTGCCGAAAGACCCGCCGCGCGTCGAAGATGTGATCGGTCGAGGGCGCAACCTGATCGAACGCCTCATGGACGAACTCGACGCCGAAACGCTCCACAAGGGTGAGATGGAAGTCATCATCCAGATGAATGAGGTAGACCCGGCGCGGCTTCAGGCTTTGCGGCAGGCTGTGTCGCTCCCGGTACGGGCAAAGACATTGCAGACGCTGGCACTGGCACTCAAGACCATGGGCGAGACGGCAGTTGATACGGCCAAAGGCAAGAAGGCCGCGCGGCAGGCGAACGCGGATGCTGCGACAGCGGCGGGCAATCGCTTCGCACCCCGGCCGGCGCCGCGGCTGGTCGCGGATAACACCTAATGCCAAAGTGGAGTACGGCTTGCCCAGACTGGGAGGCCCGCATTGTCGATCGGCAATCGCTGATCCCGATGGCTCCGCTTTTCCAGAGCGAAGCCGAACATGCGTTGGAGGTATTCAAATCGCTCCGGGTGGTGGACTTGCCTGGCAAGCCTACCTTTGGCGAGGTCAGTGACCAGTGGGTGTTTGACTTTGTCGCTGCCATCTTCGGGGCGAACGACCCAGAGACGGGGAAGCAGCTCATCACTGAGTTCTTTCTCCTGATCAGCAAGAAGAACACGAAGTCCACGATCGCAGCGGCGATCATGCTCACGGCGCTAATCGTCAACTGGCGCGAGAACGAAGAAATTCTCATTCTGGCGCCAACGATTGAAGTGGCCCAGAACGCATATAAGCCGGCCGCTGCGATGGTGCGTGCCGATCCCGAGCTTGATGCCAATGCCGGTGAAAACGGCTTCTTGCATGTGCAGGATCATCTTCGGACGATCACCCATCTGAGCAACAAGGCCGCGCTCAAGGTTGTGGCGGCCGATACGGACACGGTTTCCGGCAAGAAGGCGGGGCGCATCTTCATTGATGAGCTTTGGGTGTTCGGGAAGCGGGCGAATGCCGATGCCATGTTGCGCGAGGCAACTGGCGGTCTGGTGTCCAGGCCCGAAGGCTTCGTGATTTATGCCTCGACGCAGAGCGACGAGCCGCCGGCAGGCGTGTTCAAGTCGAAACTGGATTATGCGCGCCAAGTGCGCGACGGCGAAGTGATCGACCCGCAGTTCCTGCCGGTGCTCTACGAGTTTCCGGAGGCGATGCTAAAGGCCAAGGCCTACGAGGAGCCGGAAAACTTCTATGTGACCAATCCAAATTTGGGTCGGTCAGTCAGCCAGCAATGGCTGGAACGCGAATTCATCAAGGAGAAGGGCGGCGAGGGCAGTGGCCTTCAGACCTTTCTTGCCAAACATCTCAACGTTGAGATCGGCATCAACCTGCGGGCGAACCGCTGGCCTGGCGCCGACCATTGGGACGCTGCGAAGGATGCTGAACTCGGCGCGCTGTCTCACTATGAGGCACTAGACCGGCTGTTGGAGCGCTGTGAGGTAGCTGTCGTTGGAATAGACGGCGGTGGCCTCGATGATCTTTTTGGCCTGTCGGTTCTTGGGCGCGAGCCGGCAGAGATCGAGGTCGAGTTCGAGATCGACGGTGTCAAGTCGAAGCGGCGCATGAAGCGGTGGCTCTCGTGGTCGCATGCTTGGTGTCACAAAGGGCTGTTCAAGTTGCGACCGAAACTGGTCACCCGGCTGGAAACACTGCAGGCGGCGCGGGAACTGACCGTGCTTGATGATCCGCTCGGCGACGTTGCAACTATCATCGAGCACATCACGCGCATCAAGGACATGGGCCTGCTCGGCGGTGTTGCGGTCGATGCCTCCGGCCTGGGCGAAATGGAAGACGCCCTCGACGAAATCGAGGTCACCCAGGAAGCCGGCCTGTTGGTTGCCGCGCCGCAAGGCGGGTGGATGATGAGCAGCATCAAGGGCGCCGAGCGTCGGCTGGCTTCCGGTTTGCTCAAGCACTGCGGCGGCCCGCTGATGAACTGGTGTGTGCCGAATTTGAAGATCGAACCGACCGCAACCGGCATCCGGGCGACGAAGCAAACCGCCGGTGACGCCAAGATCGACCCTGCAATGGCGATGTTCAATGCCGTGACCCTGATGTCACGCAACCCGGTCGCGAAGAAATCGGCCGAGTATCAAATGCTCTTTGTGGGCTGACCCCAAAGGATACCCGAGATGAACCGTGCGTATTCACTGATCGAGGTTAAAAGCCTCGATGAGAGCAAACGTGTTTTCCGTGGATGGGCAACGACGCCTGATGTTGATCGTGTGAATGACACTATCAACCCGCTCGGAGCCAAATTCCGCAATCCGCTTGTGTTGCTGCACCAGCACGATAGCGACCGGCCAATTGGCACCGTCAAGTTCAAGAAGCCGACATCCTCTGGCATCGAGTTCGAAGCGGAAATTCCCGTAGTGAAAGAGGCTGGGCCTCTCAAGGATCGGGTCGATACTGCTTGGGGCGAGATAAAGGCTGGCCTCGTTCGCGCCGTGTCGATCGGCTTCCGATCTGTGAAGCACGCCTTCAAAGAAGACGGCGGCATCGACTTCCAAGAAGTAGAAATTTTCGAACTGTCCACGGTGTCAGTGCCAGCAAATGCAAGCGCGCTCATCACCAGTGTTGGCAAATCGATGGACACCGCCACGATGGCTGTCCTGAAATCTTTCGACACGAACGCTCCGGCCGCGACCGGCGAAATCGAGCGTCCCACGAAAGCCGCCCCCGGCGCCTCGGGGAAAACCACCAATGTGAACCTGAGGCCCAAGGAGGCCACTGCCATGAAGACCGTTGCAGAGCAGATTGAAGCTCTCGAAAAGACCCGCCTCGAAAAGGCGAACCGCCTCAATGAAGTCATGCAGAAGAGCATGGACGAAGGGCGTTCTACCGACATTGCCGAGCAGGAAGAATTCGACACGCTCGAGCAGGAAATCAACGCCCTCGACGGCGACCTGAAGCGACTGCGCGCCATGGAAAAGATGAACGCTGCTGCTGCCAAGCCGGTCAATGCGACGCAGGTCCAGACCCAGGCGAACGCCGCCGAAGTCCGCACCGTGGGCCGGATCGAGGTCAAGGCCAATGTTGCCAAAGGCACGGCGTTCACGCGCTATGCCATGGCGCTTATGGCGTCCAAGGGCAACCTGATGCAGGCCGCCGAGATTTCCAAGCGCTGGGATGACCAGACGCCGGAAGTTTCGACCGTGCTGAAGGCCGCCGTTGCCGCTGGCACCACGACCGATGCCGCCTGGGCAAAGCCGCTGGTTGAATACCAGAACATGGCATCTGAATTCGCCGAGCTGCTGCGCCCTCAGACGATCATCGGCCGCATCCCAGGCCTGCGCAACGTGCCGTTCAACATCAAGGTGCCGCGCCAGACGGGCGGATCGTCCGCTTCGTGGGTTGGTGAGGGCGCGCCCAAGCCGGTCTCGGCACTGGCTTTTGACCAGATCAGCCTTGGCGTCACCAAGCTGGCCGGCATCGTCGTGATGACCGATGAGCTGGTTCGCTTCTCCAACCCATCGGCTGAATCGATCGTGCGCCAAGACCTGATCGACACCATCGTCCAGACTATGGACCGTGACTTTGTTGATCCGGCCAACGCTGGTTCGGCTGGTGTGAAGCCCGCTTCGATCACCAGCGGCGTCACTCCCGTGACTGCCAGCGGCACCGACGCTGATGCCGTGCGCAAGGACGTCCAGGCCCTGATGGGCAAGTTCGTCACTGCCAATCTGTCCTTGGCTGGTGCGGTATTCATTATGACCGAGATGCAGGCACTGGCGCTCGCGCTGATGCTCAATCCTCTTGGTCAGCGTGAATTCCCTGACATCCAGATCAATGGCGACAGCGGCGGCCGTTTCTTCGGTCTGCCAGTGGTTCTGTCGGAGAATATCCCGGCAAACCCCGGCGCTGGCGATCCTCTTGCTGGTATGGGCGCTCGCATCATCCTGGCGAAGGCCTCGGAAATCATGCTGGCAGACGACGGCGAAACCCTGCTCGACGCGAGCAACCAGGCTTCGCTCCAGATGGACAGCGCTCCGACCAATCCTCCGGTGGCCACCACCGTCATGGTCAGCCTCTGGCAAATGAACCTGGTCGGCATCCGTGCCGAACGCTTCATCAACTGGACCAAGCGCCGCCCCGGCGCCGTCCAGTACATCGACAGCGCCAACTACACCAACGGCTGATCCGTCGACCCAATTTAACCAGTCGCGCTTTGGCGCGGCTGGCTCTCTTATGAGGAATTGAGCCATGAAGCATCAAGGCTATCTGAATCGGGCGCTGAAATCGTCCGACCGTCGCTATGCCCGAATTTTCGGCAAGCTAGGCTATGATGTCGCCGCTCTTCGCTCCGAGCCCGGCATTGATCTGCACCCCATTCCCGAAGGCTGGCGCGACCTGTCATGGCCTGCGCTCAAGTCGCTTGCCGCAGCCGTGAGTGACGAGACGATCAAGACCAAAGACGACGCCGTTGCGGCTGTCGAAATGGAGATCGAACGCCGCGGCAAGGCAGTCGACTGATGAAGCTCTTTGGTCTCAACATCACCCGCGAAAAGGCGGCCGGCTATCAGCGCCCCGATACTCGCGGGACATGGTGGCAGACCATCAAGGAATCGTTCACGGGCGCATGGCAGCAAAATGTTGAAATCAAGCAGGAAAGCGTCCTGTCTTTCCATGCTGTGTTCGCCTGTCAAACACTGATTGCCTCGGACATTGCCAAGCTGCGCATGAAGCTCGTGCAGCAGGACGACGACGGTATTTGGTCGGAGACGAAAAACCCGGCTTATTCACCTGTCCTGCGCAAGCCTAACCGCTACCAGACCCGGATCCAGTTCTTTGAGAATTGGGTTTTGTCAAAGCTGCAGCGCGGCAATGCCTACGTGCTTAAAGAGCGCGACGGCCGGGGAGTTGTTGTTCGGCTCTACGTGCTCGATCCGACGCTGGTCACTCCGCTGGTCGCGGACGATGGCGCGGTGTTCTACGAGCTGTTGAATGACAAGCTGGCGGGCGTCAATGACCGCATTATCGTTCCGGCGCGTGAGATCATCCACGACCGGTTCAACTGCTTCTTCCATCCGCTGGTCGGGCTCTCTCCTATCTTCGCCAACGGCCTGAGCTCCATGCAAGGCCTGTCCATTCAGGACAGCTCCACCATGTTCTTTGCCAACGGCAGCCAGCCCGGTGGCGTGCTGACTGCGCCAGGGCACATCGAGCAAGATACGGCGGAGCGCCTGAAGGCACATTGGGATGCCAGCTATACCGGCAAGAATCGCGGCAAAGTTGCAGTCCTTGGCGACGGCCTGAAGTTCGAAGTTATGGCAGCCAAGGCCACAGATTCGCAACTGATCGAGCAGCTGAAGTGGAGCGCCGAAGTGGTGTGTTCCACCTACCATGTTCCCAGCTATATGGTTGGGGTAGGGCAGGCCCCCGCCTACAACAACATCGAAGCGCTCAATGCGCAGTACTATACCCAGTGCCTCCAGATCCTGTTGGAGAGCATTGAGCTTTGCCTCGATGAGGGCTTGGGCACCGGCGAGACGCTTGGCACGGAATTCGATCTGGATCAGCTGCTTCGCATGGACAGCGCCACCATGATGGACGTGCTCGAGAAATCGAAGGGTAAGATGACCCCGAACGAGCAGCGCAAGCGGCTCAACCTTGGGCCAAAGGCCGGCGGCGATACCGTCTATATGCAGGAGCAGGATCACAGCCTCGAATGGCTGTCGCGGCGTGACGCCATGCCGATCGATCCTCCTGCACCTGCTGAACCGCCCGCGCCGCCAGCAAACGACAATGCCGAAGCCGAAGCGAAAGCCCAGGCGAGCAAGGCGATCATTGAAATGATGAAGGGGCTTGCCTGATGTTCGATGGTGCAGCCTTCGGCAAAGAAATGGTCGGCATCGTTCGCGGCTATGTCGATCGTGCCTTGTCTCCGCTCCTAAAGCGACTGGATGACCTTGAAGGCCGGTCGGTCGGCGTCAGCGAAGATGCTGCACGCCAGATGATTGCCGATGCTGTCACCAAGGCGATAGCCGAGCTTCCGGCGCCGACCGCGCCTGCCGAGCCTTGGCGCCCGACCGACGATGAGCTCCGCGCGCTGATGCAGCCCATGTTCGACGCACTGCCAAAGCCAGAGCACGGCAAGAGCGTCACGATCGAGGATGTGCAGCCAATCATTGCCGAATATGTCGAGAAGGCTGTTGCGGCGCTACCAGTGGCGAAAGACGGCGTTGGTCTCGCTGGTGCTGTCATCGACAGGGCGGGCCAACTGGTTGTCACCCTGACCGATGGCGGCACGAAGGAGCTTGGCGTCGTGGTGGGCCGGGACGTTGACGAGACGGCTGTCGAAAGCAGGATCAAGCAATTGGTTGATGCCATCCCGCCGGCGCGCGATGGCGTTGATGGCATGGGTTTTGACGATATGACGGCCGAATACGATGGCGAGCGTGGCATTGTCTTGCGCTTCGTCCGCGGCGAGCAGGTCAAGGAATTCGCCTTCACAATGCCGGTGGTCATTGACCGTGGCGTTTGGGTTGAGGGCAAGGAATACGCAGCCGGCGATGCAGTGACATGGGGCGGATCGCTCTGGATCGCGCAAAAAAGCGGCGCCGTCGACAAGCCGGATGGCGGCGACAGCTGGCGGCTTGCAGTGAAGCGCGGCCGCGACGGGAAGCCCGGTAAGGACGGCGAACTCAAGGTTCATCAGCCGGTGAAGGTGCCCTGATGGCTTTGGTCACTGTTGCTCAGGTCAACTCCGCCCTCCGGCTCGATCTTCAAGGCGATGCGCCGGGTTTTTCGGCCGATGAGCGCACGCCCGACGTCGAGCTGAAAATCAGGCAGGCCGAGGACATAGTTCTCGACTTCATTCAGCCCAAGCCCGACCCGGCATGGACGACTGATGATGTGCCCGGCCGCGTATCCGCCGCGATCATCCTGGCGGTCAGTTACCTCATGGACGAAACCGACGCCGGCAATGAAGCACTTTCGGCGCTGGCCGGTGGCGACCCGAACGCACAGAGCCCCATCGTGGGACTGCTGCGCCGTCTGCGCACCCCAACATTGGCATAGGAGGCCACCATGGCCGAGCGTTTCCGCTTCACTGACGACTTTGACTTTAAACCCACCGGCCAGGTTACGGTGGCTTTCCGTAAGGGCCATGAAGGCGACATCGTCACCGGTGCTGCCATTTCCGGCAAGATCACCAATGCTGTGGTCGAAGCTGCCCTGAAGGCGAAAAAGGGCGAGAAGATCGGCGCCCAGGCTAAGCCGACCAAGTCCGATGCCTGATAACTTCCGCCGCCCCGGCGCGCTGCGGGAGCGGATGCATTTTCAGCGTCGCGGTGATGGCGACGACGGCATGGGCGGGCCGCCTCAACCGGGCACCGGCGAATTTGCCACGGTTTTTACGGCCTCTGCTGGACTGCGCCCTCGTGTGGGCGGCGAGGCTGTTGACGCAGCTCGCCTTGGTGGCCGGCAGCCGTTCGTGATGACAGTCCGCTATTCGGAGCAGATGGCCGAAGTAACCCCTGCCTGGCAACTTCTGGATGCACGCAAAGAGGGCAGGGTGCTCAGCATCATTTCGCCTTTGGCTGATCCTGATGGGAAGAACCAGTGGTTGGAGTTTTTGGCTGTTGAGGGGGCAAGTTCCTGATGGCCCGTGGGAGGATCATCGGCCTTCAGAGCCTTCAGGCCAAGATGAAGAAAATCCCGCAGGAGGCGCGTTCGGCCATCAAACAGGCTCTCGCAGAGAGCGCCGACGATATGGTTGCCACGATGAAGAGCCTCGCCCCAGTCAGTGCGACCGGATCTCACGGCTGGCCTCCGGGGATGTTGCAGGATTCTATCGTCGCCACGTTCGGTGATGGTGAAGTCCCCAAATACGCCGCGTTCCGGCAAAAGAGGCGCGGATCGAAACGGCGCATCCAGGCGAAGGACCCTGATCTTTCCGTCACGATTACGGCCGGCAACGACATCGTGCGCTACGCCCATATGGTGGAATTCGGCACGGCGCCGCACACCAATGGTGGAAAATTCGCCGGTACAAGCCATCCGGGTACAGCCGCGCAGCCATTTTTCTACCCTGGGTATCGGGCCCACAAGAAGCGTGTGAAGGCCAAAGTGACCCGCGCCATCAACCGGGCCGCCAAGAAAGTAGCAGCCGGGGGCTGACATGGAACCGATCTACGAACTGCGGCTGGCGGCGCTGAACAAGCTCCGGCAGACGGCGGCGCTTACCGCGATCGTCGGCACGAAAATCTACGACCTCGTGCCAGAAAAGCAGGTGAACGGGCAGACGGTCGCGGACGTGACCAGCCCTTATATCAGCCTGGGACCGGCAACGGCGATCAGCGACGACGCGGATTGCATCGACGGTCTCGAGGTTACATTCCAGGTCGACGTTTGGTCATGGGGTGCAGGGCTTGCCTATAGCTCGGCTCAGGCCAGCCAAGCGGCCGGCGAGGTGCGCAAGGCGCTTCATGACGTCGATCTGCCTCTCACCGTCAACGCGCTGGTGTCGATCCAGCATGAACTTACCCGCATCCTTCGCGACAGCGACGGGCAGACCAATCACGGCGTGATCCAGTTCACGGCCGTGATCGAAACCCACTGACATTCAACAGGAGGGCCAAATGGCCGTAGCAACCACCATCAAGGGCGGATCGAAAGTCCGCGTCCTCATCGGCGATGATGCCGATCCCATCGTCTATTCCGCCCCCTGCGGCTTCACGTCGAAGTCGATCACTTTCACCAAGGGCCTGGAAGAAGTTGTCGTGCCCGACTGTCTGGATCCTGACAAGGTCGACTGGATCGGCCGCGATACGGTTTCGCTCTCAATCTCGATCAGCGGCGAAGGTGTTCTGGCGTCGGAATCCGTCGTCACATGGTTTGATGCCTGGGAGAGCATTGAAAGCCTGCCGGTCAAGATCGAATATGAGTTTCCGGCGACGACCTATACCTATACCGGCCGCATGCACGTTGAAAGTCTCGAACAAGGCGCACCTAACGGCAGGCGTGTGACGCAGAACGTATCGATGCAGTCAGACGGCGAAATGGTCCGCACATCGGCGGCTACCGCCTGATGAGCCGCGACGCTTCGATCGGCCCGATCTCTTGGGCAGACGCCAAGTATACGTTTCGGCTGGGTTGGTCGGAACTGGCCCTTTTGCAGGAGGCGACCGACTGCGGGCCGATGGTTCTTCTCGACCGGCTTGGCGGTCGCACCTGGCGCATTCAAGACATCAGCCACACGATCCGCCTGGGCCTAATCGGCGGCGGGCTGGAGCCTGCAAAGGCTCTTTCGCTGGTCGAAACCTATGTCGAGAAACGCCCGCCCCTCGAAAACTCAATGCTGGCCTTCGCCATCTGCGCTGCTGGTGTGAAGGGGGCGCCCGACGAGCCGTTAAAAAAAGCTCGGGGGAGGGCGAAGGCCAAAGGCTCGACGACCTCCCCAACGGAAAATGGCGGTTCGGCCTGATTTACGGCATGGGCGCCGCGATGGGCTGGACAGTCCACGATGTGAAGCGGGCATCCGTCTGGGAATTCTTCGCCGCGCTCGAAGGCTACGTCCAGGCGAAGTCACCAAAGGAAGGCAATAAGCTCTCCGACGAAGACAAGGACGAACTTTGGGACTGGATGGAGCGGCTCGATGCCCCGTCATCCATGATCCTCTCCACCCAGACCTATCGGTTGGACGGCGCCCGCTTGGTGCCGGCCGGTATGGTTTCGTTCGAGGCGTAAGCCGCTTCGGCGTGGCACTTATCTGCTCCCAGCTAAAGGGCTCGACGCTCGGCAAGCCGTGTTCCTACAGCCGTGTGAAGCTCTAGGAAAATGTCCTGAAGAGCCTCAACGGCCTCAATGTAGTTATCGTCAGCGCCTTCATCTTCAAGGACATCAATAAGACGTTCTGCCTTGTCCGCCATCTCTCCAGTCATGTCACGAAGGCGATGGAGCACTCCGTTGTCGGTTTCCGCGTCTGATAAAGCCAAGGGGACAGCCTTAGAAAAATCCTTGGCCATTTCGTCCATGCTCTCGATGAGCGCAATGAATTCAGTCACTTGAACCTCTCCACTTCGCACGCTGCTTTTGCCACGCCATCGGTAGTTGGTATTGCGGCTTTGTCGAACTTTGTTGCCCCGGCTTTTATGGACGGGATCAGAGCTTTCCCTATGTCGATCGCTTTTTCATCATCAGTCATGAAGACACAATCAATGAAGACGTTTTTGACGTCTCGGCCGGTGTTGTTGGTGATGCGCAAGACCAGCTCCGAAATTCCGCGTTGGGCGGTGAAATTGTCCACCTGAATGTCAATTTCGGACGCCTTTGCCGTCATCGGCAATCCCGCTGATGCAGCAGTAAGACATAGCAGGGTTAGGATTTTTTTCTTGCGCATCTATAAGGTTCCATTCCATGGCCACTGATCTAGAAAGACTTGTTGTCCAGCTTAGCGCCGACATCAAGCAATATCAAAACGCAATGAATCGAGCCAACGGGATCACCAATAAAACCGCACGGCAGATTGAGAGCCGGTTTGACGCACTTAGTAAGCATGTATCGGCTGGTGTGGCTGGCATTGGCCGGGGTATTGCCGGCGCCTTCGCGACCGCTGCTGCTCTGCGCGGCGCACAACAACTGATCGATACGTCGACACGGATCGAAAATGCGCTGAAGGTTGCGGGTCTTGCCGGTGAAGATCTTGAAGCTGTCTACAACAGTCTGTTCCAGTCTGCGCAACGCAATGCAGCACCCCTTGAAAGCCTTGTTACGCTCTATGGACGGGCCGCCATAGTGCAGAAGGAACTTGGGGTTTCGACTGAGGAGCTTTTGGGTTTCACGGACAATGTCGCCCTGGCCCTTCGAGTGGCAGGAACTGATGCACAAACGGCATCGGGCTCATTGCTGCAGCTTTCGCAGGCCCTTGGTGCGGGCACGGTGCGAGCGGAAGAATTCAACTCCATCCTCGAAGGCGCTCTCCCGATTGCCCAGGCGGTGGCCGCCGGTCTAGATGAGGCTGGTGGATCGGTCGCCAAACTGCGCGGTCTTGTGGTCGAGGGAAAAGTCTCGTCTGAGGCATTCTTCCGCGCGTTCGAGGCTGGATCGGTGATCCTGGAAGAGAAGGTTGCCGGGTCCGAACTCACGGTCTCTCAGTCATTCGTTCGCCTGCAGAACGTGCTCGTCGACACAGCTGGCAAGTTTGACGACGCTACGAAGTTCAGTGCAAGTTTCGCCCGCGACATCGACACTCTCGCCACTGCAGTTGAGAGGCTTTCTGACAGCCAATTGGTGCGGTGGTTGACTGACCTCAATAACCACATGGAAGATGCGAATTTCGACAGCCTTGGCAAAACGATCCAGGAATTCGAAGATCTCGGGAACGCGATTGAGGCCGTCGTAGATCAGGTGCAGCAAGGGCTTGACCGCTACGGATCTTCCATCTCGGATGCGACACTTGAACTGGCGCAAAACGAGCAGGCGCTGGCGACATTCGCGCTCAATACTAAGGGGAAGTTCGGCGAAATCGGGGATGCTGCCCAAGACCTGTTCGGACAAATTCTTAAAGGCCGTGGCACAGCGGAATCGACCGCGATCGCACTCGAGGCCCTTGGTGAGGCGGACCCCGACTTTGCGCCCTTGTTGAACAAAATCAGCGGAGTTGTCGCACGCATCTACGAGCTGCGCCGTGCAAGTGCTGCAGCGACCCGAGTCGACGTTTCTGGCAATGCTATGTCTTACGCCGGCCAGGAGAGCGCTCCAGCCCCTAAGGCGCCTGCGACGGTCAAGACCGTCAGTATCGCCGACTATGACGCGCCAACTGGCGGCGGCGGGGCGGGCGGCGGTCGGGGCAAAAGCGCAGGTGATCGCTTTAATGATCGGCTTGATGCCGAGCGGCAGCGCCTTGCGAACCTGCAAGAAGAAACGTCGCTAATCTCCACCCTGAGCCCGCTAATCGACGATTACGGCTATGCCATCGAAAAGCTGCGTATGCAGCAGGATCTTGAGAACGAGGCCACAAGGGCGGGGCTCGACCTCACGCCCGACCGCGTGAACGCAATCAACGAACTGGCCGAAGGCTATGCAACGGCCACTGTAGAGGCGGCCAGGCTGGCAGAGGCCCAGCAAAGCGCCCGCGACACGATGGAAGATTGGTTCTCCAGCGGCCGGGATATCGCGCGGGGGTTCATCGACGATCTGGGCGATGCAAAAAGCGCGGCGGACGCGCTCGGAAACGCCTTTCAGGCCATCGGCAGCAAGTTGCTCGACCTGGGGCTGGCCGGCCTCTTTGGTACTGGCAGTGGATCGAACCCCTTTGGGGTAATCGGCAAGCTGTTTGGTTTTGCCACGGGCACGGCCAATACTGGCGGACGGCGCGGAGAGCCGCGCGGCGTGGTGCATGGGCAAGAGGCCGTCATTCCGCTGCCGGCGGGCGGCAAGGTGCCGGTGGACTTGCGATTGCCGTCATTGCCAAGCTCGACGGCCGGTGGCGCGCCGCAATTCACCTTTGCGCCGGTGATCGATGCACGTGGTGCCGATACTGCGGCCGTCGAGAAGTTGGGCCAGATCCTTGCACGCGAGCGGGCGGAGTTTGAACCACGCGTCCGCCAGATTGTCGCAAATCGTGGAAAGAACCTCTGGTAAATGGCGATCACCGAGCCCATCGATTTGCTGGCCGGCTTTCCCGGCTGGACGACTGACTTTGACCTGATGGCCCGCCAGGAGCAAAGCCGGCACGCCAGCGGCCGCACAAGGGTTAAGGACTTTGGTTCGCCGATCTGGCAGGGTTCATGGTCGAGCAAGCGCCTACGGCCGAACGAGCTAGATGAATGGCGGGCCCGCCTGTCATTCGCCGAGAAAAGCCAGATGACATTCTGGGGCTTTGCGCTCTCCCGCTGCCGTCCGATCAATCACCCGGGATCGAGCGTTTTGCCGACTGGAGAACTGCACACGATCGGCGATGACAACAAGACGGTCAGGGTCGACGGCTTGCCCGGTATCAGCTTGTCGATCGGCGACATGGTCCAGATCGGTGATAATCTGCACCGGGCCGTTGAGCCGGCCGTGGCGTCGTCGGGATTGACGCCGCTTTTTACCATTGAGCCGCACCTATGGCCTGAAACTGTCGTGGGCGACAATGTGGCGATATCCCGGCCCGCTTGCCTCATGACCATTGTGCCCGGGTCGGTTTCGGCGTCGGCCGATGTGGCGACCGGGCGCGGCACAATCTCTTTCCGGGCCATCGAGGCACGAGGCTGATATGCGGACGCTCTCGCCAGAAAATCAGGCTGCGCTTGCGGCCCGCCGTCTGTTGCCCCGCGACTTCCTTTGGATCGTGGCGCGCGACCGGGCGAGCGGCGATCCGGTGAGCGTCGGGTTCTGGTCTGACATCGCCAGTGTCACGGCGCTGGTGCTCGATCCGGACACTGGCGTTTCGGTTCTGCGCCCGTTCTACGGTGCTGGCGGCCTGATCCAGATCAGCGACATTCCAGCGATTTCGACTGTGACCGTGCAGCGCGTGACCATCACCATGTCGCAGCTGGACGAACAGGTCGAGGCGGCCGTTCGCCTCTATGACATCAAGCAGGCGCGCGTCGAGATTTTCAACGGGTTGCTCGATCCGGACAGCCGCAAGCTGGTAGCGCCGGCCGAGCCGATCTTCGTTGGCTTTATCGATGGCGTGAACATCATCACGCCGCCCGAGAATGAAGATGGCGGGGTGACGCTTACCTGCGTCAGCCACACTCAGGAACTGGCCCGGTCCAACCCGGCGACACGCTCGCATGAGGACCAGAAGCTGCGCGATGCGGGCGACTTCTTTTTCGTGGATGCCGCCGTGACGGGTGACTGGATCCACCATTGGGGGCAGGCGCAGGGACAAACGGCACCGAAGAAGAAGGGGCTGTTCGGCTGGGGCGGCTTTTTGGGGTTTCTTTGATGGAGGTCCGCCCGCCGTTGCCGGCCGAACGGTTCGCCTGTGTTCGCCTTTTGCGCGATGCCCATGCCGCCGGCGGGCTACCGTTCCGCTTCAGCGCGCCGCACGCCATGGCGCTGGTCGACAAGCACATGATCGATCCAGACCGTCTTGGCCTCATCATGAGCGATGGGGCGGGTCCGGTCGGCATTCTCCTCGCATCGGCGCAGGAGCATCCATTCGCGGCCGTGCGCTACGCTTTCGAGACTGTGTGGTGGATCGATCCCAGCGCGCGGGGGCAGGGCGCTGGGGCGATGCTTGAAGCCTATGAAGCCTGGGCGGCCGAGCGCGGCTGTCTCTTTGCCGGATTGGCCGCACTGGCCTCGTTCCCGCGCGCCGGGGTCATCTATCGGCGGCGTGGCTACCGCGAAACCGAAACGCATTTCCTGAAGCCGCTGGCGGCCGAGTAGCAGGGCAATCCATGACCGTCTTTACCGCGATCGGCGCCGCTGTGTTCGGCGCGGGTACATTTTTGGCCGGCGTCACGGCTGCCGGGTTGCAGATCGCCGCCGGCGTCATCGTCAGCAATATCGCCAAGTCGACGGCGGGCGAACCACAGCAGGCCCGCTTCTCCGTTCAAGGACAAATCCAGGGCGGCGACGACGTTCCGCGCTCCTTCGGTTTCGGCTGGCACATGACGGCCGGCTCCAAGGTCTATCAGAACGAATGGGGCACTGGCGGCACCTACAGCACGCGCGTCATCGCCTTGGGCGATATGCCGGTGCGAGAATTGCGCGAGGTATGGGTCGACGGGGTGCAGGTCACGCTATTGACCGGCGAGGCCGGTTCTATGGGCGCGCCCGTCGCTCAATATCGCAAGGGCGGCGTCGATCATCTCTGGATCAAGTTCTATGACGGGACGCAGACGGCGGCAGACGGATTCCTCGTCGGGTCGGTCAGTTCGTCCGATCGGCCTTATGCAGCAAATCGCATCGGCCGCGGCGTTCCCTATGTCATAGCGACAAGCCGGGCTCCGGAGCGCGTCGACGGCGAAGAAAAGCCGCTGTTCCAAGGGTTCCCCGAATACAAATTCGCGCTCTACGGCGTCCGGTTCTACGATATCAGCCGAGACAGTTCCGCCGGTGGCAGTGGTTCGCAGCGCTGGGATAACCCGGCCACATGGGGTGGCGACGGCGATTTCCTGGCGCCGGTGCAGCTTTATAACCTTCTGCGCGGCATCCGTTATGGCGGCCAATGGCTTTATGGCCTGCAGGATTTGCCAGCAACTCGATTGCCGGCCGCCAACTGGATCGAGCAGATCAACAAGGCGCGCTTCGGCATTGCTGGCCCCGCCGGGGCCGAGCCGACATATCGTTCTGGCGGCGAAATCCAAGTCGGAGCGCCAATCAATCTGGCCGTCGAGGCCCTTCTGACCGCCTGCCAAGGGCGGCTGTCCGAGATCGGCGGCTTCTACAAGCTGAACGTCGGTGAGCCTGGCGCGCCGGTAATGGCCTTCACCGATGGCGATATCCTGTCGACAGAGGAACAGAGCTTCACGCCGTTCTACGGCCTCGCCGATACCATCAACGGTGTCTCGGCGACCTATCCGAACCCGACTGAAGGCTGGAACAGCAAGACGGCCCCGCCGCTGCTGCGACCGGACCTTGAGGCAAAGGACGGCGGCCGGCGGCTAATGGCTTCTGTGTCGTTGGACATGGTCCCGTATCCCGGCCAGGTGCAGCGGTTGATGAAGTCGGCGCTGCTGGAATCGCTGCGCGCGCGCCGGCACACATTCGTGCTTGGCCCAGAGTTTCGAGTGCTAGAGCCGGGCGATATCGTCCGCTGGTCGAGCGCGCGGAATGGCTATGTCGACAAGCTCTTTCGCGTTGACGGCGTGGTTTACAAGGCCAATCTCGACGTCATCGTTGATCTGACAGAAGTCGACCCGGCCGATTATGACTGGAACCAGGAGACCGACTATCGCCCGGTGATCGACGGCCCGCTGCAACTGATCGGCCCGACGCCTATGCCCATGACGGGTTGGCAGGTATTCCCGGCGTTCATCCGTGACGAGCTCGGCCGCAACCGCAAGCCTTCGATCGAGGTCCGCTATGCGACCGGACTGTCTGATGTTCAGTCGGTGCGTGTGCAGGTTCGTGTCGATGGCACAGAGGACGTGATTTTTGATGGCGAGGTGCCGTATGGCGATCCTTGGGCTGTTGTGCTGGCCGGTCAGTTTTCAAGCGACACGGCTTATGAGGTTCGCGGCATCTTCGTGCGCCCGAGCGGCGCTCCGGCCGAATGGTCGGCCTGGCTTGATGTCCGGACGCCAGATGTAAAGCTGTTGCCTGGCGTTGACTTCGACCCATTCGAAGGCGTCGTCGACTTCGACACCATCGGGCCGGGGCTCAAGAAATATCAAGAGTATATGGGCCAGGTTACGCGAGAACTGATCGAACAGGCCCAGGCGCAAGCGCTTGCGACCGGCGATCAGGAACTGGCCAATGCCATCACCTTTGGAGAAATCCGCCGAGAGATTAGCTCGTCTGTCGGGGCTCTATCGGCCACTTTCAGCGAGGTTATCACCACGGCGATTGTGCCGCTCAATGGCAGGCTTGTGGCGATCGCAGATGCGATCACTGCACTGTCGGCGGGCGAGGGCGCCGACTTGGCCACGGCGCGGTTCCGCATGACGGCGATGTCCGGGCCCACCGGCTACGCCCGTATTGGGGCGGAGACACGTTTCGAAACCGACGATGGCGAAGATTGGCGTGGGGCGGCTTGGTATCTCGATACGCCGTCCGATCCGGACGAACCAACCCGGTTCCTCATCAACGCCAACCAGATGATCGTCTTGGCAGACGGGAACCCAGAACAGCCTTTCATCGTCGATAGCGGTGGCTTGCGCGTGAACGTCGGCCGGTTCGGCACGATCTACTCGGCTCTGATCCAGAGCGGTGACGGGCTGAGTTACTGGAACCTCGACACCGGCGCTTTTCGGATTTCGACTTGATGGCCATTGTTTTTATGACCGATCCGGACACCGGGCGGTGCGCACTGTATGATGAGAACGGCGCCATTGGCGATCCAGCAGACCCGAACTCTGTGCGCAATGCGCCGCTAAACAACCCGACCCAGCACCTCGACAAAATCTACTTCCACTCGGATTTCCTCTATGGCGAGGTGGCGCTGTCCGGCTCGATCACGATCGGGCATCCGGCTATTTCAGCAGGCAGTACGGCCGGGGCGAACGCCAATGTGGTTTTCGGCGGCGCGCAGACGACGCATGTGCTGGCCAACCACAATCTCGGTTTTGTGCCGATGGCGATGGTGTCTTTCGGCAGCAACGTCATCACGCCTGGCTATCCGATCTATGCCGGCAGCAATTCGTGGCGGTTCGTGACAGCCTATTGCACGGCGAGCCAATTGCTTTTGCATGAGGACGCGCTGCGGTCCGGGGCGGCCGGCGGGCAAAGCGTCACTTATGACTACCTAATCTTCCGTGACGAGCCGCAGGCGGTTAGCACCCACCTGATGGACTGGAACCCCGACACTGAAGCCATAAAAATGGGGCGCGGCAAGTTCGATAGCTCGAAGCGATACCTTCAAGTCGTTGCAGGTGGCACGCCGTACTTCTTCCCGATGGGGCGGACGGCAGACCTCAGCAATGGCGCCATGCGCATTGTCGATGCTGTCGGTAACGTATTCGATCCCGTCCTGTCTGGCTTGGCCTATCGGATTGTGCCTCCCTCGAGCTCCGGCTTTGGAGCCAGCATGTCCTACAATGGCGGCTTTGCTGGCGGCCCAGTCATTCAGGTGAAGGCGCCATGAGCGGGTCTTTTGCCATTGAGAATGGCCAGATGGTCGTGCGGAAGGACGACCGCGTGGTGCTCAGTACGTCGGGCACGCTGGTGAACTTTCTGCCGCAGAAAACGACCATCAATCAGCAGATTATCTTCCCGAACTTCGACCTCGATTTTCTGTATCATTGGGAGTTCCAGAGCGACTATCGCCAGATTCCAGATCGGGTGTACGGGTGGGCGGTGTTCGCTCAGGCTGCAGCGACTGCAGTGCCGCAGGAATACACGGTCGAAGTTCCAATCATCGCCGTTCCGTCCGGTGCGGACATCTTCTGGGGCAGTGTTGTTCTGACGAGAACTCAGGCACCTGCAACGACTTGGCTTGGCGTTTCAATCGCCCCGCTTGTTCCGATGGGAGTTTCGATACCCCTCACCGGAACGATGCTCGTTGAAGCCGCCTTTGGCATGGCGCGTGCCCTGAGCTTTTTCATTCAGGGCGGCTTTCTGATCGCACGCATCGAGCAATCGGTGAGTGTGGCGCCCGGCGGTTATGGCACGTACGGAACCGGCGTTAAGAGCAATGAGGACAGTGATGGTGGATGGAACTGGTCCAGTACCTATCAGCCGAATTTTCCCGGCACCGGCACCACGAACCCCGCCCGGAACGGCCTGCCGGTCTATAATCCGGCGACTGCGCCCTACGTCGTCGCGGGGTCCGGCACCATTGCTGCGAACGCCGCTGGCCAACCGACGCCTTCTGCCGCCGTGTTCACCTACTCGTATGGCCAGCCAAACGGCGCAGCAATCCCGAACGCCAATTACCAGTCCGTCTATTCAGTCAACATTACCGGCCGTTTTGGCCGCAGGAGCTGACATGCAAATCTCTATCGAGGTGATGCTGAGAGAGGCAATGCGCGAAAGCGAAATGCGCCAGCAACGCATTCTGATCCTCGCCCAGCAGGTGGACGATGCCACCAAGCGCATCAAGGCGCTTGAGCAGGAGCTTGAGGCACTGCGAGCTCCGCCGCCGATCGAAACCCACAGCTAACCTTGTCGCCCGCTTCGGCGGGCTTTTTTCTTACCAAGAGGATGACATGAATTACCGATCACTCGACGAGTTGAAAGCGACCTGCGACGAACTAGTTGAACGCTTCGCGGGGATCACCGCTCAAATTTGCAAGGATGAGTTTGCTGCGCGCCCGCACAAGATGGGCCAAACGCTGAGCGTCCGCGTCTTGGGTGTCGAGGTGTCCTTCAGCAAGGCGCTCAAGTGCCGGTAGGGCTTGCGCCGACAATTGCACGAGCAGTTGAAACGCAAGGTCGGTGAATATCTTTTCGGCAGCGAGTTCGAGCGTTAGTTGCTCGACGTGCAGCAATGCTGTTTTCAGCGGCTCATTATCCGTCATTCCTAGCTCCTTTTCCCGGCGCATCAAAGCGCGCGGCAAGGGCGCTGTCATCCTGAACGAAACCAGATTCTTTAAACCTGGCTGATCCCAGAGGCCTCCATGCCTACACTTTCTGACTATACCAGCGGTACGATCACGCTCACCAACGGCTCGGCCGATTTCACAGGCACCGGCACTGGCTGGCTATCGGCCGGCTTTCGTGAAGGCGACGTCATCTTCGACGTGCCCGGCGCGACCGAGTTCATGGGCGTGATCGAGACGATCACTGGCGAAGGCACCGGCACCTTGACCCAGCCGTGGGAAGGCCCGACGCTGGCTGGCGTCAGCTATCGCATGCGCTTCATGTCGGATGGCTCGCGCATGACGGCGGCGGCGCGGCAGCTGATCGAGCAACTGGGCAATGGCAATGTCCAGGCCCTCGCCGGCCTGATCGGTGCCGCGAACAAGGTACTGGCCTTTACAGGCCCTGGTGCAATGGGGCTGATCGACAGATCGGAGCTCATCAACGGCGTACGCTACGACGTACAGGTCGATGCCTTGGCCGACCGCGACGCCTACGATGGACAGGCTGCGGGCTATGCGGTGCTGGTGTCCGACGTTGGTGATGGTCGTTCTGCGATCTATTCCAAGAACAGCGCCACCTCGGCGGACTGGTCCGATCCTGCGTATGTAACAGGGCCCGTTGGTCCAGCATCTACAATTCCGGGTGTCGTCTGGCAGGGCACATATGCGCCGGCCACCACCTACGCCACCAATGATGGCGTACTCTACAATGGCTCTTCGTGGCGCGCGAAGGTAGCGACTACTGGAAACGCTCCGCCGAACCCGCCGGCGACCAGTAACACCTGGTGGGAGCTTCTTGCGCGCGCCGGCCAGGACGGCACCGGCACCGGTGATGTCGTCGGCCCAGCGTCGTCCGTCGATCAGCGAATAGCGGTGTTCTCCGGAACGACGGGGAAGCTTCTCGCCGATAGCGGAATGACGCTCGCCGATCTGGCGCCGGACGGCTATGACGACCTGCAGTTCACTGTTTCGCAACTCGCCCTTCTGGCGGCCGATAATTCCAATATGGCTTTGTTTCTTGGGCCCAACGGCAATCAGGTGGCCGACAGTTTCGATGCTTTGACTTTTGTAGATGTTGCTGGGGCGACGAACCTCGATACCAGCCAAGCTGGCGTCCTTAGGGCCACGATGGACGGTACGACGGGAACAACTGTTACGATTGGCGCGCCCGACGGCAGCGTCACCACCACCTATAACGGAACGCTCATTGACCGAACCTCTATTGTGCCGAACGGCGTGCTTATCGTGCGCATCGGCGTTTATTCCACAGCGCCTGGCAATATGCGCGTCAAGGTATACCAGCGGTTGGATGGCACGACCGGCACGATCGTTGTCGACCAAGCGTTCGCGCACCCAGGCGGTGGGTGGGCTGATTGTATCCTGAGCAGCCCCTATACGGTTCCCGCCTCCGGAACATTCATCATCGGTGCATCCAATCCGTCTGGTGTTTCGATGAACATCACGACGGCGAGAGCACGAACTTTCAAAGCGGGTGATCTGCCGCTCGGACCAGCCTCAGGCATGACTGACGACACTGCCAGCGTCTGGGTGCTTCGCTATGGTCACAGCCCGACGGTTCGAAACAACCTGACCGTGCGATCGGCCTCGTTCACGGCTTCGGCCGTTCCAACCAAGATGAAAGCTCTCATCAATGTTCGCGAGGTGGACGCAGCTGTGGCCGGCACGGACTACACCTTGGAGTGCAGCCGCGACGGGGGCACGACATGGACGGCGATGTCGCTGACCGAGCGCTATAGCTCGGAAAACCTTCGCGTCGTCGAGGGTGCCACAACCGACGTTTCGGGCCAGCCAAGTGGAGCCGCGCCGCGCTGGAGATTCAAGACTCTCAACAACAAGAACGTTGAGCTGCACGGCGTTTATCTCTACTGGAGTTGAGCAGATGACAGAGAACGCATCGTTTGATAAAGCGCCCTTTATCATGAAAATCATTCTTACAGTTCTAACATTGGCGCTCTGCGTGATGTCGTCAGGTGTCCGCGCTCAATTCCATCCCAATATTTTAGCCGTCAACCCTGCCAATCTGATTGGTGTGGCGACCGCCCAGGACGTTTCGGACCTTCGCTCTGAGCTTTCAGCACTAGTGCGGGCGGAACCCGGCGACCTTCAATTTCGGTCGATTTACTCCCACTCGCAAAACGGCACCTATGCCAGCGCTGCAAATCTCGCAGAAATATCTATTTGGCGCGTGCCTCAAGGTATTGGCACATACGCGCCAATCTGGCGGTTTAAGCCGACCAGTTATCGGCCGGGCGGGAAGTGCGCTCTAATTCTGTATGGTGGACATCATGGGGCTGGTCACCATGCTAGCCACCCGCCATATCAAAGCCTCTTGCTTAAGACCATCGAGGCCGGCTGCGAAGTCACAGCAGTTGATATGCCATTCAATGGATTGAGCCCAATGGCGCTTCTGCTGCCCGTGCGTGGCGGCGGGGTGTATCTGACTACGGCTCATGAAGAATTCGCTTACATTGACCGACCGCTCGCGCCATTTTTTGAGGCGACATTGTCCGTGCTCGATACGCTTGAAAGCGAAGGCGTCAACAATATCGCAATGGCGGGCTTGTCTGGCGGCGGATGGGCAACTGTGGTAATGGCCGCGCTCGATGAGCGTATCGATATGGCCTATTCAATCTCCGGCAGCATGCCTGCATACATGCGATCATGGGTACTAGGATCGACCGGAGACTGGGAACAGCCCTTCATTTCAGCGTCCGGATTTGAGTATCTGGATCTATATGTCGCTGGCGCCTCGTCTGGGCGGAAATTCAGAAACGTGCATCTTATCAATGACCCTTGTTGTTTTGCTGGGACAAACGCTAGCCATTACACAAATGCTGTGAAGGCGGCCGTGGCAACATCAGGCGGTGGTGATTATACACTGTTTCTCGACACAACCGCGACCTCCCACACAGTACCTGATACGGTTCGAGATTTCATTGTGCAGGAAATCGTCACCTATTTTTGAGTCCTGTGCCTTTTCGTGACCTATAGCCCCGCTTGTCGGGGCTTTTTCATTTCCACCACCAGGAGAATATCAATGGACCGCAATTTCGAGCGGCTAGGAGAGCCGGCGCCATTTCCCTGACTGTAGCGCTTGGGCGGCTAGGAGTGGGTCCTGGCCCGCTTTGCGCACCCGATACCATAGACTGCCGAACTCAACTCCCATGAGCGCGGCGAACTCCTTTATCGAATAAAACTGCCCCTCAAACTCGATCCGCGTTCGCCCTCTGACATTTGCGTTCTGTTGGCCTTTGGAGGCCCATCGGCAATTCCCCGGCTCGTAGTTCCCATCATTGTCGATACGGTCGATGGACATGCCATCCGGCCTCTCGCCCATGTCCGCCAGGAAAGCCTCGAAGCTTTCCAGCCACTCTCTGCACATGGTTATGCCACGACCGCCATAGTCGGCGTAACTCTTGTTCCTGGGGTTAAAGCAGCGTGCCTTCGCATTCTGCCATGAGAGGTAGGTCGGGGTGCCGCGATAGCCATGCTTTAGCAGACGCTTTCTGTTCGCCTCGCCTATGAGGCAACCGCAACTTTTGATGCTGCCTGCCCGCACCGCTCCAATAGCTGCCTCGACCTCAGCTCCGCAGTCACACCGAAACATCCAACGAGGTTGCCGAGCCTTCGTCTCGACGCGCCGTAGGGCCGTCAGTCGGTGATGTTTTTCGCCCGTAGCATCAATCGCCTTGAACGGCATTACTGTCCCCTGATTTTCCAAGGATCATAACACCATGAACCGTAACTTTGAAAGAAGTTTGTCGCTCGTGCTGAAACACGAAGGCGGCTATGTCGATCATCCCAGTGACCCGGGCGGCGCAACCAACCTTGGCGTCACCATTGGCACCCTCTCCGACTGGTTCGGTCGGCCGGCGACGAAGGCAGATGTAAAGGCCCTGACGGTCAAGGATGTCTCGCCCATATATCGCCGTCGCTATTGGGACGCGGTGCGGGGCGATGATCTGCCTGCCGGCCTCGACTATGCGGCCTTCGACTTCGCTGTGAACAGCGGCCCCAGCCGAGCGATCAAGATGCTCCAAGCCATTCTCAGCGTCGAGCAGGATGGCCGGATCGGGCCGCTGACCATGAGCGCCATCAAAGCCCACAACCCGCTCAACCTTATCGACCGCTTGTGCAAGGCCCGCATGACGTTTCTGCGAGCACTGCCGACATTCAAGACGTTCGGCAAAGGCTGGACACGCCGCGTCGACGGCGTGCTGCAAGAGGCGTCGATGATGGTTGCCTCGCCGCCCGCCTCGATGCCGCCCGATTACGCGCCGCCCGAGCCTGGCACAACGAAACCGGGGGCGAAACGCTCTCCCGCCGGCGCCATCATCATCGCCCTCATCCTCGCCGCCCTCGCAGGCGGCTTTTTTCTGCTCACTCGATAAAGGAACCTCCTATGCTCACCACTCTTCTCGCCCGCATCTTCACAGCGCCCTTCGTCATCACCATCGTCCGCTATGGCCTTGCTGCCATCGGCGCGTGGCTCACGGCGAACTACAATTTCGACCCCGGCCAGTGGGAGGCTATTGCCGGTGGCGTATTGACCATCGTCATGGCCCTGTGGGGTGCCGCCGATTCTGTCACCGACAAGGTGGTGGCCGGCGCCCAGCGCGTGCCACTCAAGAACCTTCCCACCTATACCCGCGATCAGGTTCTCGATGCCGTCGAGGCCGAGACCGGCAAGCGCCCAGAGATCGTGGAAAAGCCCTGATCTAACCCGCAGCGCAAACGCCTGGGGGCGGCATGCCACAAACCACTGAATATCTGCTCGGCCAACTCATTGAGAGCGTGGCCGGGCTCCGCCGCGACATCACCGAACTCCGCGGCGATTTCGACGAAGAGAAAGGGCATGCCCACGAAAGCCGAAAGGACGTTCATCGCAAAATTGATGATCTGACCGACCGGGTTGGCAAGGCTGAAACCACGATCCAGATTGCGGGCCAGGTCACTGCGCAGACCCGCAACCTGATCGATGTCCTCGATTCGACCGTCACCAAGGACGTAAAGCCCACTGTGGAGGAGTTCAAGAAGATCAAAACCATGGGGCACGGGGTCATTGTGGCGACTGGCGTTGCCGGCGGCGCGCTTGGCCTCACAGCCGCATGGTGGGGCGAACAGTTCCTGAACCTGGCCCGGCACCTGTTGCGCATCCAGTGATTCCGGCCCATCCTTAACGGATGGCACACCCACACTGGTCACTCGGCTATCTCGCTGAGAACGAATATCGCCTATGGGCATCCTGCAACGGGTGCACCCATTTCTTCAATCTTGACTGGGCGGAAGTTATCGACCGCTTCGGTGCTGACACCAAAATCGTCGGCATGACCAAGCCCATCGAATCCGAACTCATTTGCCCGAAGTGTCGCGGCCTTGATCTTGAGGTCCGGATCGCGCCGCCGGTATCGTCTTTGGGCGGGACGGGTAAGCCGCAGGTTTGGTAGGCCTCAGCATCCCAAGGCTATAGGCGATCGACAAGAGGCGGGTTTGGTCTGAGGTGGGCATATGGAACAGACCCTGATCGTGCGGACGGCACTTAGGTTTGCCGAACCTGAAAATCGGAACACACGGTGAACCTGTTTCGGCAGGTTCGTTGCAAAAGTGGCACTTTGCACGGAAGTGCGCTAGGTGCGCATAAACGCCCACTCCTCATAACGGTCTGGTTCCAGGTTCGAGTCCTGGTGGGCGCACCATTATCTTTCAAACACTTAGCAAAATTATGCGGACGGCGCAAAAGTCGAGCGAACCTAACTCGCATCGCGCACCGGCTTCGTGAAGTCCAGAATTGCCGCCTCCTCCTTGAGATGATCTGGAGCATACCGGCCATAGACGCGCTCGGTCACGGCGATGCTCGAGTGGCCCAGGTACTGGCTCACTTTCTGCATTGGCACGCCGGCGGCGACAAGATGAACGGCCGCCGTGTGGCGCAGGACGTGCGGTGATACGCCCTTGAGCTTTGCTGATCGCACTGCCGCGGCAAAGCCGGTGCGAAGGCGCGCCACCTTGGCCCCGGCCCACTCGATCACATAGTCGGTCATGGCCGCATTCTCGGCGTGGGAGAGCGCCGCGCGCAGGCCATCATTCATCGGCACTATGGCGCGGCCCTTACGGGGGCCGGTCTCGCTGGTCCTTAGGTTGATGGTTCCTCGGTCGAAGTCGACACGATCCCATGTCAGTTCAAGGATTGCGCTCACGCGGCCGGCGGTCGCCAGCATCAACAGGATCGCCAGTTGAACATGGTGGGCCTTCGGCGCAGCGAGCAGCTTGTGAATCTCGTCCGTCGTCAGCCAGCGATCTTTCGGCGCCGGCTTGGCGGGCCGCTCGACGGCGGGAGCGAATGCAATCAGGCGCCGCGAATGCGCCCAGGTCAACACCGTGCGCAGGTGGCCGAGCTCGGTCCAGATCGTGCCGTCGTGCTTCTTCGCTTTCCGGCGCGCCGCTGTATAGCGTCGGCACATATCGATTGAGAGGTCTTCGGGCTTCACGCTTCCGAAATGGGGCTCCATAGCCTTCCATTCAAAGCGCATGGCGACGGCTACCCGTCTGCCTTGCTTCTCCTGTCGATACATTTCCCACAACGTGCCTATCGTGGTGCCGGCGTCCCTCAGCCGTTCGCGCTGGTAGAGGGCGAGGGCTTCCGTCTCGGCTGCCGCTCTTGACTGTGCTTCAAGACGATAACGCCGTCGCTTTCCTTCTTCCCACCAGGTGACGACAAACTGCCCATTGAGCCGGCCAATTCGGAGCTCTGTTGCTGCATCTGACATTGTTCGTATTCCTCGATCGCGCCTGGCGGAATTCTAAACAGGCGCTCGCCCAGCCGGTAAGCCCTCAGTTCTCCCTTGTGAATTAGGTTGCGAACGTGGTTCGCCGAGCAGCCCCAGTGCGCAGCTGCCTGATCTGGTGTCATGGGTCTGTCCTGCATCAGCTCCACCCCATCCAATACCGCACAGCCCTGATCGGGAACTGCACCAGGTTGTAGATGGTCAGGAACAGCACGATAGCCCCGGCGATGAACCATGCGATGGCAGAGGGCCAGTGGAAGGGTCTAGTCCGCATGGGTGGGCTCCTGCATCTGGGAGAGCTTGGTCCGACCAGTATCAGTGATTGAGACAATTCCGAACCCATGATGGGTAACCATTCCAGCCTCAATCAACACAGGCAGAGTTTTCGTTCCTCCTGGTATGCAGGTTCTGCCACTTGGGTTGATCGCCGCCGACTTAAGGTAAAGTATCTGCGTCCTCGTCAGCGCCTGCACTTCATCACGAGTTGGCATCGTTCGAGCCTCCCTGGCTTTGATCCTTGAGGGCGGCGCGATGGCGCTGGAGTTCGCGGGCCATGGCGACCGCTTCCATAGGCAACACGGAAGTGGAAAGGACTGCATCAGATGGGCTATTTACCCCCAGATGCGCGTTTGCGGGGGCTATCGCCATAAAAGCGCGGGAAATCTCCGCCAACCGTTCGTCGCTGATTGTCTCGGTCATTTCGATGCGTCTCCATTGAGAGCGGATTCAATCTTCTGGCGACGGGCCATCAATCGTTCCATTTCGCCTCCCTCAGACCATCGAAGGTCGTTTAGGACGTCCTTCAATTCCGCGCGCAGCACCGCTTCAAGCACCTGCACGCGGGCTCTCGCCTCGTCCCGCTGCGCGATAGCCATGGCAACATGATCGTCAATGAAGGGTCGGGCTGGAACATCGGCGGCGTTCAGCATGTCGCGGATGGCGTGAACGACTGCACCGTCCATGCCGTCTGCCGCTTCCCACTTGGCCCGTATTTTGTCCCGCTGGCGGGTGATCTCAGCAAGCTGGGTGGCGAAGAAAGCAAGCATGCGGTCAGCCTGCTCAAGCGCTCGCGCCCGCCATGGCTCGGGCTGGATAAGCACATAACCGCCCGCTCGCTTCCCGATGTCGTTTTCATCCTCTGGTCAGTGGGCCCCAGGAATGGGACAGAAATCAACATCATACTCATTGCAGAGGTGTTCGGCCAAAGCGGCGCGAACGCTTGGAGCATCCCACGCCACCGGCTCGATCCCCGTCTCGTTCTTTGCGCTGGCGGGAGGGGTGCGGCGGTTCCATGCGGCGATCGGTACAAGAACATCAGTACCTGGGCAGTTGTAGTCGCCCGCGCATCCGGTTTCCATCGCCCCGTTGTAGTGGACCGGAGCCTTTGCGCTGCCGCCGCAAAAGGGACAGGGAAGCAGTTCGTCGGTCGGTACGGTGTCGGTCATGGCTATTCCCCTTCGAGCTCGATCGTCTGCTTGGTCGGATCGTCGTCCGGCCCGTCGATGAACATCCAATAGTGGGCTTCGACAGCCTGCCGGATCTGGGCATCGTCGACATTGAAGGCGATGGCAGCCTGCCGCACTGTGCAAGTCTCTGTCTGGAACATCGACCAAACTTGAATGGCAATGGCGACAGAATTGACATCTGGGATGCCCTCGTCTTGATCCCACTCGTCGGGGAAAACGGCACCGGCATACAGGCGAGAGTTAGTTTGGTCGGTCATGGCTGTTCCTCAATGGACGTGGTCAGCGGCATCGGGATCGGACACGAAGCCAGGATGCTGGTTGGCCATATGGCGTTGGAGATTGGTGAAGCTGCGATTGCAGCATGGGCATATGCCGGCGGCGGCACGGCGCTTGAGCTTCGTGACTTGGCCCTTGGCCGCAGCGGTGCGGCGACGTTCGGTGTCAGCGCGCTCGTTCGCCTCGCGAACTTCGTCTTGAAGCCGGGCTCGATCCTGCTTTAGCCGATCTCGCTCGCGGCGAAGTTTGTCGGCTTCGCTCTCAGTCGAAACATAGTGCTGCTCATGACCATTCGGGCAGTAGAACTGGAATTTCTCGCGCCTGTTGAGCGCAGTGGTGTGGACATGATCGCTCATGGCAAAGACGGTGCCGCAGTTGCAGCATGTCTCAATCCAGAGTTGCCCGAGCCCGGTCGAAATCCTGCTGGCCATCCTACTGCTCCAAATCTGCGCGCCGAACGATCGGTCGGCTGGCACTGCGTTGGGGTTCGGGTTTGCGGAAGCCACGCGATGGCCGCTTGGCCTTGACGGGCCGCTGCCAGCCGGCGGTGACGATGCGGTCCCGCTTGGCTTTTGCCGCCGCGTCCTGCTTGGTCTTGGGCTTGTGGCAGTCAATGCAGACCACGCGCAGATCGGCGTCATCATCCGACCCACCAAGCGCCAGCGCAGTAGGATGCTCAATTTGGTATTGATCCACGCCGACACGCAGTTTTCGGCTGCATAGGTAGCAACAGCCCTGCTCGCGCAAGAATATCTTTGCGGCCCTGGCACGTGTCATTTTACGGCGTGGGGTGGGCGGGATAAACTCGAGCGTCATGCCGCCGCTCCCTGCTGGTCGAGCCATCCGCCCTTGCGCGCTTCGGTCCATTCGACACCATGACGGTCGCCATATTCCTGGATCACCGTGATAAGGTCGGCCATCTGGCGCACGGTCAGCTTCGATGAGGAAAAACCGATAGGGAACGGACCGCTGCCATCCAAGCCCTCGGCAAAGCGAACTTGGTGCCCGAGAGAATGCAAAAAGGCGCATTTCCATGTTTCGGGCGTCCACTGCCGGCCTTCTGGACGGGCGTTGGCAATATCGGTCAGGCTTGCCCACATGCGGGCGTTCTGGTCCGTGCTGCGCTTTGGCTCGCTAATGGTCACGACATAGCCGGCACCGGCATCGCGGACGGCGAGCAGCGCATTGGCGCGGACCCGGTCGGTGACGAGGATGAAGGTTTGCTTGTCCATCGCTTCACCCCGCCATTATGGGAAAAGTGTAGGCCATGACCCGGTCCCGGCCTTCCTCGGCCAGCGCGTCGATTTCCGCAGCCTGGGCATCGGGCAGGTTGATATAGCTTTCGCCCGTTGCCCATTTTTCGTGCCAAGCGTCATAATCGGCATCGGTGCGGATGGCCTTGCATTCGGTTCGGGCTGCGGTGACAAATTCGGTGGGGGTCATGCTGGCACCTTCGAATTCTCGTGTGCCTGTGCTTCTTCCGGCGTGGCCAGTTCAAACATCGGATGGGCTTTGCCATCGGCGTCGATGACCTCGAACTTGTGGATCGTGAACAGGCCTCCCAAGGTCCAGTCGCAGCCCTTTCCGGGTGCTGCACCCCTTTTGTGCGGCCCTGCGCCGGTTGCGCGACCGATACACGAGAACCCGATCTTTGGGTTGATCTCGTCAAACGACTTTCCGGTGGCGGCCATCCAGTCATGTCCCGATTGGACAGTGCCGCAGACCACACACTTGCAAGCGCAGTGGATGGGTGAGGATACGCCTTGGGCTTTCAGCGCGGCGTGAAACTCAGCGATCGTCATGGTGTCCATCGAATTATCCCGGTCGGCTTTCCAGTGTGTTGGGCCGACCGGCCTCTCTGGTTGAGGATGGGGCTAAGCGGCGTGGCTGTCGAAATTCGGCGGCACATATCCGGCCTGCGAATTGTCAAAGCCGGGGAAATCGTCGTCACCAGAACTGCTGCCGGCTGCCTGCATTGCTTCGCGCTCGGCTAGTTCTGCCGCCTTGTCCTCGCGCTCGTTAGCAAGCTCTGCCTGCCAGTCGCGCGGCATGGAAAGAAAAGCCGCATTGACATTGCCGGCGCGCCAGAAGCGGTCAAAGTCGTCGAGGCTGGAAAGCTCCCGATTGGCCTTGGAAAGGCGCTCGTAAACGTCCCTACTGTCGGCCTTGGATTTCTGCTCGATTTCCTTCGGCTGTTCGGAAGCGGGCGCCGGCTCATCTTGGCCATTGCTGGCCTGGGCCATCTCATCGCCGGTATAGAGGCCGGAAAGCTCCTGCGGGAACGCCTTGCGCAGCGCCAATGCCTCGGCGCATTTGGCAATCATGACGTCGCCCATGCCGGCCCACATATGGGTCAGAGAGCCATCCTTCTTGCGCTGTGCATATCCATCGAAGCGTGCGACGCCAAAACATGGCTCGGAGAAATCTGCACGCAGAACGCCGACCTTGGCGGCGACTGGCGGCGTTTTGGAAAGCCAAACATCGGTCCACCGCCCATCTTCGCCACACCAATATGGCCCGACCTGACCGGCATACTTTCCGCTGCGCTCCGCGATCAGGCGGAAGCCGTCGATGCTGGTCTGCACCGCCATGACTTCGCGCTTCTGCTGGCCGTCCCAGCGTTTCACGGCATAAATCTGGCGGGCAAATGGATCGAGCCCGGTGCGCTTGCACTGGTGCAGGAACAACTGCAGTTCGTCGTCGGTCGAGCCTTTGGCGATCGTGCGCTTGATCAGATCCACCTGGTCGCCGCTGAACACGGTGGCCGGAGTTGCGTTTGCCTTGGCGTCAATGGTGGCAATGGCGTTCATCAGATAGCGACCTTTTCTTCCTTGATTTCGAAACCGTCGATCTTTCGGGCGCCGGCACGAACTGCCTGCTCCGCAAGGGTCTGCGCCAGATCCAGAAAAGCCTGCGGGTTCTGCTTCCACATAGCGGCGACAGCGGCGCGCTGATCTGTCATCGTCGCCACCCATTTGGGTTTCAGGCCGGTGCCCGTGGTTGCTGCCTTTGTGGCCTTGCTGGCGACTTTCTCCGCCTGCTTAGCGCTGTCGAGCATCTGCTCGGCCTGCTCGCGGGCAACAAGGTCGCCACACGAGGCGCGAAGGGCTTCCTCAGCCGCCTTGCGTTCTGCCTCGGCAGCTTCGCGGGCAGCCTTGGCCTTTTCATCGGCAATGCGATGCTGTTCGACGCGCCATGCGGTAAGGAGGGCCTTGAGGCTGGCACGGGCGATATAGGTTTTGCCTTTGTCTTTCTGGACATAGGGGTTGAACTTCGCCTGCACGGCCTTGGCAGCGTCATCGTGCGGTTTCTTCTCGGCCTCGCGCAACTCGTCGGCGTCCTGCTGCGCCTTGAGCAGGGCCTTATCGAGCTTGTCGATTTCGTCGGCCTGCTCCTGGCTGGCGATCTTGAAGCCATCGGAAGCGAAGTTGCGGGCCTCGCCGTATAGATCGTCAATCTGCTCAACGATCAGGTCGAACGGCGTCTTTTCCTCGGGCGGCATGTTTGCGCCCATGGCGATGCGATCATTGCCGCTATCGGAAAGTGCCAAGGTCATTTCCCCATGCTCCATGCGAGAAAGAGAGAGCCGGTAGCCAACAGCCACAGGCAGGTGGAAGGGTGGTGGGTGAAGATGTGGCGGAGGGTCATGATTGGCCCTCGGCTCTAGCGATCGCGGCGACGGCGGCATCTTGGGCGCGGCCCAGACGGCCGCTATCGAAGCCAGGCGTGCCGCTGTTGCAAAGGCCGTCATTCAAAGCGCCATTCAGTTCGCGCAGCGCCTCCAGAAGATCAGGAGCGGCGGCAAACAGATCGGCGAATTTATTGATCTGTTCCTGCGGCACAGCCGGACGGGGGATTGCCATTTTGGCGATATCCCTACCCACCCATCCACCCCTTGGCCCGGTGTCGCTCATGGCGATAGCAACGGCATTCTTGTCTTCGTCGCGATAGACGTACAGGTCGCCGCCCACCATCATGCGCTTGCTCGTGCTCATGCTGCCACCTTCTGCTTGCGCTCGGCGCGCTGGTGCTCGGCGAAAATCGCGATGATTTCGGCTGCGTCGTTGCGGCACATGCGCTGTGCGGCGTCCGACAATTCATCCCAGATTTCGCGGTCGCGATTGGCGAGGAATTGGGCGATGATGGTTTCGATGTCGGGGGTCATGCTGCACCGTCCTGCGCAATCGCCCTGTCAAACAAAGCGAGCACATCGTCGGTCGTGTGCATCGATGCAAAAGTCATCAGCCCATCGGCACCGCCCGTCGCCCGAACGAGGGCTTTATATTCTGCGCTAAAGAGCGCATCCCCAGCCACGACGGCGCGCAGGGCGTCGATAATCATCAGGGCGCTATGGCGGGTGATCCGCGCCTTTGCGGCGATCAGGTTTTCGCGAACGGTCGCCATTACGCCACCTGCTTCCACTGTGTGTCTGGGTCTGCCGGGTGTCCGGTAAGCACGATGCCCTCGGCTTCACGAACTCGGGACCAGAGGGGACCGCCGTTGCGCAGATCATCCTCGGCCATGTTCATGATGCGGGCGGCAAGAGCACGGCTCAGCTCATCACCGCGCGTCAGGCTCTTGCCTTCCCTAAGCACATCGGTGACTTCGGTAATCAGCTCGCCGCCAATGACGGTTGCGTCAACCTCAACCTCGCACTCGATGTACTGGGTGATGATGTCGAGGTGTTCGTCTTTGATTTCTGCTTCAAAACTATAGGACATGGTCAGCCTCCTCGGGCTGGAGGAGGGATTATTCTTCTTGCTCGGCAGCTTCTGCGTCGGCCATTGCGGCCTCGGCTTCTTCCAGCGTGTCGTATGGACCGCTGTAGAGGTTTCCCTCCTCGTCGCAGAGGTAGAAGCGGCCGAACTCATCGACGGCGAAATCATCGGCGCTCACTGGGCAAACTCCCAGTTAGTGGCAAATGCAGTTCCGACGTTGCGAAGGGCGATTGTGAACTTGGCGCCTTTGAACGTGCGGTTCTTTGCCTTCTCGAAGGCGATACCGGCAGCGGCGAGGCGGGCAGCGATAACAGGAACCATTTCTGGGCGATCACCCAGAACAAGAACGGAAATGCCAGCATCTTCATCCATCACAGGCAAACCAGTGATTTCTGTAATCTGCGCTTTGATCTCGTGAAGCTTCGCCATCTCTCGTCTCCATCAAGCGGGTGTCGCTGTTGATGGAGGTACAATACACGATGCATCACGGATAGCAATACCGTTTGTATCGCGATGTGACAAAAAAAATCACATGGGCTTGTATTGCCCGATAACGACGCCGTGAATGCGTACAAGCGAGTCGGCCCCGTTGCTCAGTTTGACCACTTCCTGAAAGCGGGGATCGTCAGAGGTGGGGAAAAGGGCGCGCCCGTCGCTGGTGAAGCGCAGCTCTTTGATGGTGTGCTCGTATAGCCCAGCCGTTTCCCGCACCACATGCACCAGGTTGCCGTGCTGCGGGCCGCCTGGGTAGTGATCGAACAGGGCGCATATAGCGTACATGCCGTCAGGTATGCGCAGGTTAACGCTTGGTCCGTCTACAAGCACAGCATACTGCGCCGAAGCAGGAATGCCTTTGTGCGGTATTACTGGCACTTCCATAGTATCCGACTCCCCAAACTCATCGTAACGGAAGGTTCCCGCTGCGACAGTACCGAGGACGCGAACAGTCGCGATATGGTTAACTATTGGTGTGAGGGCGCCGTTTCCGCCCCCGTTCCCGTTGCCTTCGCCTAGAATATATTGTGGGGTAGAGCCGAAGGCCGAGGCGTACCGCTTGGCTACCTCGTATGGTATGTTGCGGGTGCCGTTTTCATGGCTTCTATATGTGACCTCGTTCCACCCATAAGCACGCGCCGCCTCCCGCGCAGTGCGGAAGCGCTTTTCACGTAGCTCAATTAACCGTTCGCCGGGTGTACGATTCATGGCGCAACAATAATCAGCATTTGTGATACAACGGGTATTGCGCAGCGTGATGCTTCGTGTATTGTTGGCGAATGCTTACCAAACCAACCACCTTTGAAGAACTGCTCGCGCTTTGGGACAGCCCAACAGAACTGAGCGAAGTGCTTAGCATCCCATACGTTTCTGCGCAGATGATCCGCAGGCGCGGGTCCATAGGCGTTGCGCACTGGGACGGTTTCATCGAAGCGGCCAAGCGAAAGGGCGTCAAACTGACGCACTCCGACCTGCACGCGATGAAGCTGGAGCGCCAGCGTAGGGGCGCGTCCAAGCAGGAGCAAGTGGCATGACCCGCCTCGCCACCCTCTCTGCCTGGGCTGCAATAGCCCTGTGCTCTTTCGCTGCGCTGCTGTGGCTGGCCACTAACTTTCCGGTGGGGGCGTAGATGGTGAAGCCCTACAACATCGATCACATCGATGGCCTGATTTATCGCCTGTCGTTTCGGATCGGGTTCCTGCGCGGGAATGGATTTTTCTGGCGGAAGAAGGATATCGCCTTGCTGGTTGAGGCTCGCGATGAGCTTCAGTCGATGGTCGATCATATCCGCGCCTCTTCCATCTGCGGGGAGGGTTGAATGGCCATTACCCGCCGCTCCCTCGCTGAAACCTACGAGCACCAAGACGCGATAATTGAGGCTGCCCAGACCGCCAAGCGCGAGGCCACGCAAGCCTATCGCCAGCAGCTCGACGAGATGGGTATGGACAAAGACAACATCAAGGCCGAGGTCGAGGCGTTCAAGATCGCCTATCGGCGCAAGGTCGCTGTTGGCAAGAAGGGCTCCGACGAGGTCGAGCATCGGGACGCTATTGCCGATGAAATCTTCCTAGAAATCACGGCCTCTCGTGCGCCGCGCGCCACGCGCGTAGAAAACATTGAAGAATTTCCCGCCGAAACCGGCGAAACCGAACCCGCCGCCACCTCCAGCGACGGCGCGGGCGCTGCATCCGGGCCCCTCCCAAACCTCAACGCAGCGCCCGCAACCAATCAGCCGGGAACGGCTGTAACGCGCGCGGAACCCGCAAGGGCCTCCGCAGGGGAGGCGGTGTTGGCCGACCTCCCCACCCATCTCGAACCTCTGGAGCACAGCGCTGTAACGCTGCCAGAGCAGATGCAGACCGACATTGCCGTTAACCTCCCGGCTGTCGAGGCCGCCAACTCTCTTGCCGGTGCGGAGTGCATCGCAGACCGGCAACCCCATTCCGTCGTCCTTTCCCGCGAACAAGGCATTCTCCGCCTTCGCCCGAACTGCCAAGAGCCATCGGCCTGCAAGAGCAGCGGCGGCCGCAATCATTGCTATGCGTGCAAGAAGGCCGCTGAGGCCAAAGCCGGTGCAGCATGATCCCCGATGGCATCTACACAATCTTGTTTGCGGCGCTTGGCGGCGGTGTGATCGTCGCCTTTGCCTTTGCATTCTTGCTGGTGCTCGCATCATGAGCATCGCGGTCCCATACCAGCGTCAAATGCCTGCGCGTCCCTGTGGCGCGTGGACACCTGCCGCTGTGCAGGGCGTCGGCAATTGTGCCGGCGTCATTCTCGTTGCGCACGACCAATGCCAACCGAGAATGTTTTACGTCTCCCTCCCATACTCGGGCCGGCTTCGGCTGGCCCATTTTTTCCAAGTCAATTCCAAGATCGCTTATCGCGTCGGCCAGGATCTGATCCAGCGATCTGAAAGCCATTTCCAAAACTCCCGTAACGCGCTCCCGCGCCGTCCTCAACCTTATGGACGGAGTAATCGAGCATGGCGTTACCAAAAACCGATAATGAGGTGCCCCCTGTGAGTGCCCAAACAGCAAGTTCATACGTGCGTCAGATGGTGGCGCTGGAAGAAATCCGAACCGGCAACAAAGAGACGGCGCTGCATGCGCTGGCGAACAATTACGGGCTTGGGTTCTGGCAATTGACGCACCTCTACAAGCGCAAGGCCAAGACCTGCGACGTGTCTCTCTTTGCCCGGATCAAGACTGCATATCTGGACGTGTGCGCGTCGATGATCGCGAACCTTCAGCACGAAATGACGATCGAGGAGGCGGTGAGCGGCGATGCTCATGATGAAGATTTGGTGGCTGCGGCTGCTGCACTGGCTTCGAAAGTGGCGGCGCAAAGAGCGGCGCTTTCGAGATCCAAAATAACCGGCTGAACACAGCCAGACCGATCAACCCGAGGCAGCAGTGGGGATTGCTATGCCATTCACAGAACCAAGCAAGAGCTCAAAGGACTATCTCAAGGCCAACGAGCAGCTGCACGACAAGCTCAAGGCGGAACTGAAGGCCGGCGGCATCAAGACCGAGCATCAGCGCCGCGAGGCTGCCAAGGCTGGGGCTGCTGCAACCCGATATGTGCCACCCAAACGCGCCCTTTCGCAGAAGGCAAAGCTGCGGCTGGCGGCGAAGAAGGGGAGGGCAGGGGCATGAACGCAACCCTCCCCCCCAGCTTCTGGATGCTCGACCAAGCCCGGCCCGATGATGGCGAGCTGATCATCGACAGCTTTGCCGGCGGCGGCGGTGCATCGACCGGCATCGAGATGGCTCTTGGCCGCTCGCCCGACTATGCCATCAACCACGATCCCGAGGCCTTGGCGCTCCACGCTGCCAATCACCCTGAGACGATCCACCTCAGCAAGAACATCTATAAGGTCGACCCGATGGATGTGGTTGGCCGGCGCAAGGTTGGCCTGCTCTGGGCATCGCCGGACTGCAAGCACTTCTCCAAGGCCAAGGGCGGCAAGCCGGTCAAACGCGAGATCCGCGATCTGGCTTGGACGGTCGTACTGTGGGCCGAGCGCGTGAAGCCGCGCGTCATCATCCTGGAGAACGTCGAGGAGTTCCAGACATGGGGGCCACTCGTCGAGACGGCCAAGGGCATTTTTCCTTGCCCTGACCGGAAGGGCGAAACCTTCAAGGAATGGATCGGCGCGCTCAAGAAACACGGCTACAAGGTCGAGTGGAAGGAACTGCGAGCCTGCGACTATGGCGCCCCTACGACACGCAAACGCCTTTTCCTGATCGCCCGCTGTGACGGTAAGCCGATCGTCTGGCCAGTGCCAACGCATGGTTCGGGTCGCCTGCCGTACCGCACTGCTGCCAGCCATGTGATCGATTGGTCGATCCCCTGCCCGTCGATCTTCGACACCAGCGAAGAGATCATGGCCAAGCTCGGCATCCGCGCCGTGCGCCCGCTGGCGGAGAATACGATGGCTCGCATTGCCAAGGGTGTGAAACGGTACGTTCTAGATGCCGCCAGGCCCTTCATTGTCAACCTAACGCACGGCGTGCGTCTTGAAGATGCTGATGCGCCATTTCAGACTATTACTGGCGCGCATCGCGGCGAAAAGGCAATCGTTGCTCCCATCCTCGCCGGTGTCGGTGGCAGGGCTGGCCAGAGCCGTCCGCGCTCCGCCGATGAGCCGACAGCAACCTCGACAACGAAGGCTGACACAGTGCTGGTCACGCCGCACCTGATGACCATGCGCAATGCCGGGAAGCCGTACAACGAGGCCGACAAGCCCACTCATACGGTCACTGCCGGCGGCGCTGGCCTGTCTATCGTCGCACCGGTGCTTTCGGCGGCACAGCAAGGCGGCTCAGTTCGGCCTGCCGATGAGCCAGTCCACACCATTACGGCATCGCCCAAGGATCAAAACCAGGTCATCGCCGCGACGATGGTGCAAACCGGCTATGGAGAGCGTGAAGGGCAGGAGCCTCGCGCGCTCAACGTCGACGCCCCTCTGGGAACCGTTGTCGCCGGTGGCGCCAAGCACGCTGCTGTTGCTGTCCACATGCAGCGCCAGTTCGGCGCGAGCGTCGGCCATGCCGCTGACGAGCCGACAGGAACGGCAACAGCGGGCGGTGGCGGTAAGTCGGCCGTCGTTGCTGCCTTCCTCGCCCAGCACAATACAATGCCCGGCGGTGGCATCCATGCCGGACACCATGCTGAAGAGCCGATCTCGGCCGTGACTGCTACTGGCAGCCAACAAACCGTCGTCTCTGCCGGCCTGATGAACATGAAGGGCAGCGACCGGCGCATGACCAGCGTCGAGGAGCCGAACCCGACCGTAACCGCCGACGGCACCCACCAGGCCGAAGTCCGCGCCTTCCTGATGAAATACTACGGCGTCGACCAGGATCCTCGTCTCGAAGAGCCGCTGTCGACCGTCACAACGCGCGACCGCTTCGGCATCGTCACCGTCGAGGGTGTCGACTACGAGATCGTCGATATCGGCATGCGGATGCTCACGCCGCGCGAGTTGTTCAAGGCCCAGGGCTTCCCCGCCGACTACAAGATCGAAACCGGCGTCTTCGATGGCGGTGAAACTCGCTCGCTGACGCGCACGGCCCAGGTGCGCATGTGCGGCAACAGCGTGTGCCCGCCCATCGCGGCGGCGCTGGTGGCAGCCAACTGCGCTGATCTGGCGGTTGCCGCCAAGGAGGCGGCGGAATGACGGCGTCTTCGGCACGCGGCCTGTTCCGCGCCACAGGCAAGAGATCCAAGCCGGTTGCTGTTCAGATGCTCGATGGATCATTCACAAAGAGCGACGAGGGGCTCGAGCGCGAGAAGGATGATTTCTATCCGACTCCGCCGGAGCCCACGCGCGCCTTTCTTCATGCTGAGATAGATCGGCTTCGGCAGTTCGATGGCATTTGGGAGCCCAGCTGCGGCGACGGCGCAATGCTGCGCGAGATGCGGGCTATGGGCCTCGATGCCTACGGATCCGATCTCGTGGACCGTGGTGGATCGGCGGATGTTGTCCGAGATTTCTACGCCTTTCGGTACCCTGCATTCCCGGCCATCGTCACCAACCCGCCTTTCAGTGAATGCGGCTGGGGCAACGGCAAGGCCCGCTGGCTGAAGCACGCTCTCGACGTCCTTGATGTCGAATACATGGCCTTGCTGATGAACTGGTCATGGCCTGGCGCTGGTGGGCTTGCGCCGTTTTGGGCCGAGCATCCCCCGGCCCGCGTCTACCTGATGCGCTGGAAGATCGATTTCACGGGGCAGGGCGCCCCCCCAATGCTCAACGGCTGGTTCGTCTGGGACAAGAAACACGAGGGCGAAACCATCCTTCGCATGCTCGACCGCAAAGACGCCCGCCAGCACGAACTATTCGAAGGAGACGCAGCATGAAGCGCCCCATCAACTCCGACGCACCGCGCGCAGCAAAACCCGGCAAGGTGTGGAATACCACCCGCTCGCTGGCCGACGTCTGGCGCAAGCGTGATCCTTCCGACATCGCCATCCATGCCGAGATTGAGCGCCGGGCAGCTGCCGGCCTGCCTTTCCCGACCTATGACGAGCTGCTGAGCATGCTCCAGCTTACGGAGCAATCGGCATGATCACCTCAGCCAGCTTTCCCAACCTGTCGTCGCCGATCTTCGACCGCGTGCGCATTCCAACGCGCAAAACACCGGCCGATGTGGCCAACCACTTCCTGGCGCCCCATGGCGTCGATGGTGCTGATCTGCGCGGCGACAAGCTCCGGCACAAAATGTCCGACCTGCGTGTCATGTGCGCCCGCGCCATGGCCGAGGAAGGCGTCAAGCCGGCGGCAATCGCCATCTACTTCGCGGTCAAGGTCACGGCTGCTCGAGCATGGGTCAGGGAGGAATGACGATGCTCGATATTCGTGTCCCTCCCAGATCTGCCGATGACCCTGAAATGCAGTCGTATCTGCGCCTCATAGGCAGGATTGCGCCGAAGCCACGCCTCTGGTGGCAGGATCGACCGCAATTGCCCCCTCTGACGCCTAGGTCACGGTCCTCTGATGGGTGGAGCCCGCAAGACACAGATGAGGTCTTTCGCCTGATACGGCAGCAGTACAGCCGCCTTGAGATCGCGCGTGCATACGGCGTGACCAGGAACTGCATCTGCGGCGTCGTGCATCGGGAACGCACTCGACGAATGATGAGAAATCAGAAATCGAGGGCAGAATGACTATGTACACCATCGGCGCTCTGATGGACGTAGTTGGCCATGAGATAGAGCACGGCCCGAACGCGCTATCGAGTCATCCAGGCTATGCGCGTGATGTTCTGTCTAACGGTATGGCCCGGGTTCTTTCCCACCAGTCCGTCCAGAGATACGGCGCAACCGATTCTCATATGTTCAAGGAGGCCGTTCACGCGGCCTATTGGCGTGCGCAGGGGCTGTGCGAAAGCCCTATCGAGCGCCATCTCCTTGCTGCGCTGGTGACGGGTCACTGGCCCCAGAATGATCAACCCATTCTGCCGGTTCATTCTCTGGCTAGCGGCGCGCCATTTCCGGATGCCGAGGTGGTGTTGGTGCCGCAGTTTCCCATCGCGCGGTATCGCTTGGACTTTGCCTTGTTGATCCGCCGCGGCCCGCGTCCGTCATGCATCCTGGCGATCGAATGCGACGGCGCCGATTTCCATGACGCCAGCCGAGACCGGGAACGCGATCGCCAACTTTACCGCATGGGGGTCCTCACAGCCCGGGTGAGCGGCGCCGTGCTTCATGCTGACCCGATCCACTACGCGGATCGCGTCATCGCTTTTGCGCTGGAGCTGGCCATCAAATGAGCGAAGGCCCGTGGATTCGCTTTTTCCCATCTGACTGGCTCGCCGGCACGCGCGGCATGTCGGCGGCAGAGACGGGAATATACATCACGCTCATCGCCATGATGTACGAGCGCGGCGAGCCGTTGCGCGATGATCGGACGCGTCTTGCGCGTCTGTGCGGCACCACGCCTGCGGCGCTCAAATCGACGCTGGAAACGCTCATCGACGAGGACAAAATCCAAGTTATCGACGGCGGATATTGGAACCGAAAGGTGGGAGTAGAGACGGAATTTCGTCGTGAAAAATCTACATCGGCGCGCGACGCCGCCGACAAGCGATGGAAAAATAAGCAACAAAATCAAAGGCGAGACGATGCGGATGCAATGCCGGAGCAAAGCGGCCGCAATGCTAACCACAACCATATACCAGAAGATGCTTCGCAAGCTCAGCATCCTGTCGATGCTGATGGGCGTGTCGACCTGAACCTTCTCGAGGAACAGCTTCGCAAGGCAGCAGGGCTCGAACGCGACCCTGGCGCCGGCCTGTTTGTTCTCGCCCCGATCATCGGCCTTATCGAAGCTGGGCACGATTTGCAGCTCGACATCCTGCCAACCATCAAAAGCGTCATGGCCCGCAGTAGGCGCAAGCCCAGGACATGGGACTATTTCGTCGAGGCGATCCGTGAAGCATCCGCTCGCCGTCGCGGCGCGGAGCAGGCTGGCCTGGCCCCGGCCGCCGCTCCGGAAGCAAAGGGCGGCGACATTTTCCAGCAATTCGCACAGGAGGCCCGAAATGGATCGGGAAGAGATCGCGGAAGCGATGGAGTTGTTATCGATGCTGTTCCAGGCATTCCCGGCCCAGAGCGATCGGGCGAGCCAGTCGACGGCGAAAGCCTACATGATGGCGATCGACGGATGCACGATGCCTGCGCTGCGCACCGCCGTGCGTAAGATCATCCGGGGAGAATCCCCAGAGCACAACGGGCGGTTCGTGCCCACCACGGCGGAACTGGCAAAGGCTGTGCGTTTCGAGGATGGGATGCTCGAGTATCAGCGCAAGGCGGCCGCTCGCCAGATCGAGGCGCCGAAGCAAGAGACGGTTGTCGAGATTACGCCGGAGATGCGTGCGCGCAGGGTTCAGCAACTTCGGCAGCTGGGGGTCAGGCTCAAATCGATGGGGCAGGACGCATGATCGCCCGGATCGAGCAGGCCCGAAAGGGGAGGGCAGCATGACCCACTCGCCTCACAACGCCGAAGCTGCCGGCGGCGCCCGCAAGGCTTTCGAGAAGCGCATCCGCCAGATCATCGCCGAGCACGAGAACAATGCTCTGGGCCATGTTGGGGTCACGGCCGAGGTGCGGGCCGCGATCCGCGAGCTCGATCGGCGCAAGCCGGGGCAGGGCCGATGACCAAGGGCCTCATCTGTGGCAGTCGCGACTATCGCAATGCTGCAAGGCTCCGTCAGGTGCTTGATGCCGCCGTCGATCGACTTGGCCTCGATGAGATCGTTCAGGGCGGTCAAGTGAGCCGAGATTACGAAACCGGCGAGGAATACGGCGCTGACCATCTTGCAAAAGTTTGGGGTGAGGAACGGCGCATTCAGGTCGAGACGTTTTATGCCGATTGGGAGAACCTTGGCAGCGCCGCAGGCCCGATCAGGAATGCCAAGATGCTGCGCGATGCCAAGCCGGATTTCGTCATCGCGTTTCCGGTCAAGGGCGCAGGGAATAGAGGTACCATCGGGATGATCGAGTTAGCGCGAGAGGCTGGCGTCACGGTGCACGTAATTGACCCGTAGTGGCTGGCGGGATGGCCAGCCGGTTCATGGCGCAGAGAAAGGAACAGAGCTAGATGCATCACGACCATCACATGATCGGCCTTCTAGGCTTAGCGCTCGGCACAGTCGGCTTGCTCCGTAAGAGGCCAAAGCGGACCGACGCGGACAGACTTGCTGACCTGGATCGCATTGAGCAGGCAGCGATTGCCCGCGCGGCCAACCCGCATTTCATTGCTGCCGCCGAAAAGCGCGAGCGCAAGCGTCTGAAGCGCTTGGGGCTCCTCGCATGACCTCCCCCGCCTTCATGGCAAATAGGAAAGGGTAGAGAAATGGACGAAGAACTGCTGCCGTGCCCGTTCTGTGGAGGGAATGCCCACCTAGAACCTGAGCTGTATAGCGACGAAAACGCATCGGAGGTCATCGGCCCAGCCTCCGTAAGCTGCATGAATTGTGGCGCGGCTATTTGGGGGGATTGGTCGGATGATGCTCTAACGGCCTGGAACCGTCGCCCCACCCCCACCGATAAGGAGGAATAGGACATGGGTGAATGGCTAATGGGAAAACCAGCCCTACGGTTGGCAGGGCTTGCCCTCTCCACCCGAATAGCCCTGGCAGTCAATCACCGGCTTCATTCTGCATTGTCGCCGATAGCCATCAGAAGCGCCATGGCACCGGCCATGCGTGCCGCGCTGTCAGGCAAAGGGTCCTGTCCATTATCAGCGTCGAGGTTGGAATATGCAGATGGATCGATACCGTTCTCGGCCATGTGGTCGGCGGCAAAGTCGGCTGCGTCCTGAATGCGCTGGAACAGGTCTGCCAGCATCTCCCACACGCCTTTAGGCACTGGCCGGCGATCGCTGCACCAGCTCTTGACCGTGTCTATGCTGACGTCGAGATAGGCCGCAGCTTCGGACTGGGATAGGCCGCAAGCGGCAATGGCAAATTTGAACATTACGAAAGGGCCTTAACAGCAGCGTCGATGGCTTCTTCAATCTTCCAGTCATGGTAGATTTCGATGCCATCAAACTCGTTGAAGTCGTCGTAGATTTCCTCGGAACCGAAGTCGCGGATATCGATCTCGAAAACGATGTTGCCGCCGCAGGAAGCCGTTGCGTCGTGGTCGGAAATGCGAACGCGGCGCTCATCACTTGCCTCGACGTACCGGCTGACAGAACGTGTGGAAATGCCGACCCGCGAACCGGCCACGCGAGCGGTGATATCTTCCATGATCATGTCGGTCAGGGCGTTGTAGCTTGCGAAGGTCTTGGTCATTTCAGGTCTCTCACCTCTTGCAGTCGGCTAATCCGTCCGCGTTGTCTATTGTGTACACCATGAGTGTACGAGAGAGCAAGTCCTATTTCACCAGTTGCGCATTTTTCTCGAATAGCCCATATTGCCCTCACCCCACTGACTATCTCGGCGCGCGCATATCTCAGGCGCTGATCTATCTGGTTCTGTTCAGCCTCCTAGTTCATCAACTACGAGGCCATATTCACATGGGCAAGCGCGGACCAAAGCCGAGCACCGGCAATCGCGAAAAGAACGGGCGCCTGTCCCGCAGGAAGCCGGATATTACCACTCGCCTCAATGGCAGTCTCGATCAGGACGAGCGGGAAGCGCTACGCACAGGCGTTGAGGCCCGGCACCGTCTCCACGGCATCAAGCCGGAGCTTTGCCGCGACACCAAGGCCGGATCCTTTGTCGGCCGGCTGGCGATGAGCGGCGAGATCACCAGTCAGCAGTATGAGGCCGCCAAGGTCTATCTTGAGCATTATCAAGACATGGCCATTGCCGTTGCCTCGCCCAAGCAGCCTGGCGCGGTCAATCTCAATGCCACCCGGGGTGCTGCCATTGGTCATGAGAACGTAGCCAGATCGCAGATGGCTATGGCGAATTGGCGCGCAGCAACCGCCGCCCTTCAAGATCGTCAGAACGAACTGCGCGGTGCCGGCGCGCTGATCGCGGCCCTGCAATATTGCGTTATCGAGGATCGCGAGTTCCACCACCTGACAGGCTGGCTGCGCGAAGGTCTCAATGCCCTGGCTCGGCATTATCGCATAGGCGAGCGCGCGAAGGTGGCTTGACGGGCGAAAACAAATCAGTCATGGTTTTTACGCTGACGCGTAAAGCGTTCGAAATTCAAGGGCTCGCTTCGGCGGGCCTTTTCTCATTCAGGGCTGCGCGTTGCAGCGAGCACGGCGACAGACTGCAACCAGATCGCCCTGCCAGTCGGATAAGTGGGTGCGGAAATCCCGCGTAAGCACCCCGCCTGAGTGCCCGACTACGGTGAGCCCTGATACCCTATCGGCGTAGCTCAATTGGTAGAGCAGCGGCCTCCAAATCCGCCGGTTGCAGGTTCGAGTCCTGCCGCCCTTGCCCTTTCGCCCCGTTGGTTCGCCCAGCGGGGTTTTTCATTGAGCGGCCCGAGAACAAGGGTTTCCAGTATCGATCGGCAAACGAGTAACCCCGAAAGACCCACAGGCGCCCGCGCCGGTTGAAGCTCTTAGGCCGATCCCGCTCAATCCCATATCGAGGCAATCATGATCTTGCTCATGCTGCTCGCCGCCCATTGGGTGTGCGATTATCCGCTGCAGGGCGACTTCCTCGCCTCAGCCAAGGTCAAAGGCCCACTTCGGCTCTATCACCTCGTTGCGCACGCCGGCATCCACGGCGGCGCCGTCGCGCTCGTCACCGGCTCATTGTGGTTGGGCCTCGCCGAATGGGCGGCCCATACCGTCATCGACGAGTTGAAGGTGCGCGGTTGGACGTCATTCGCGCTCGACCAGGCGCTGCACATTGGGTGCAAGCTGCTTTGGCTGGCGCTTCTGCCTTTCGCCCTTTGAGGGCTTTTCATTGGAGATGAGCATGCGCAAATCGGTCATTCTCGGCTCGATGGGTTTTGCCTTGGCTACGACGCTGGCCTTTGCGGGCATTGGTGTCACCCCTCACCACGATGCACGCGCCCAGGTCACCAGTCAGGCGCCGTCGCCAACCAAGGCCACCGTCAGCAAGGACGTCGCAGTAGCACCAGTCGAGCGCCGCCGCTCCGATCGCACGCGCGGCTATCACGTCCCGACCGCCCACAAGAACCGCCGTGCTGGTGAGCGTGCGCATCGCCGCTGGCGCAAGGCAAAGTCCTCCGGCAAGCGCGCGGCATAGCGCCATGCTCACCCTCATCACCGACGACGAAGATGAGGAACCCATCACCGATCCAAAGGAAGTAGCCCATCTCTTCGCCTCTATCGCAGAGGTCGCCTTCGAGCATGGGCACAGCCTCTATGACCTGATCGAGCTGCTCAAGGCAGTGCATGAAACGGTCGGTAGGGATTTGAATTAGGCGGTAAGACATGGCGCTGAAGGTCCTCAAGCCCAAGCTGACCAAGCTTCCGCCTAGGCTCGCCACCCCTCGTGAAGTCAGAGACAAGCGCTACAGCCCAGACGCAACAGTGCGCGGCTGGTATCACTCTGTCAGGTGGCAGAAGCTGAGGCAGGCGGTGCTAGAGCGCGACCTCTACACCTGCCAGCACACTGGCGTGATCCTCTCCGGCAAGGCGCCGGCACCTACCAGCCCAGTCGTCCACCACAAGGTGCCGCACAAGGGCGATGAGCAGCTATTCTGGGACATCAACAACCTCGAAGCCGTGTCGAAGGAATGGCACGACAGCGAGGCTCAAGCACAGGAGAAGCGAGCATGATCTGGTGGATTGTTGCCGCATACTTCGCCATCGCTCTGCTGGGCTTTGTCGCGTTGGTGCGCACCCTTGAGCCGCTTGATGGCCGCGCATGGCTCACGGTCCTGTTGATGGCCCTGTTCTGGCCTGCGGCCCTCGTCTGGTTCGCTATCCCATAGGAGCGCAGCACATGCGTATCGGTCCACTTTCCCTGCTGTCGCGCACCAGTGACAGCAAGACGATCAGCCTTGCCTATTGGCATTCCCCGCACAGCCTGACTTGGCGCTGGGGTCTGAGCCTGCGTCGTCATCCACTGGCTTGGACCAAGCCATATGTACATCGCAACACTGTGGGCTTTGGGGCTGGCCTTGGCACACTGCTGTCATTCCATGCCTACCACACGAACGGCGGCTGGCAGTGGGGACTGTGCGCGCTATGGCATGGCCTGCACTTCGATCAGCAGCGTCCGATGTGGTTCAAGGACATGTTCGAGCGCGTGTCTCGTGAGCGCGACGAAGCACAGCGTGACCTGAGGAAGGCACAGCGAGAGATCGACCTGGTTCGTCATGGTGCTGCGCGAGCTGCCAACCCGGCCGTCGGCGCCCACCTCAACTGACCGGGGGCGGTCGAAAGTCTGGAAGGGCCCCTCCTTCCGCAC